TAATTACTTTATTTGGGTCAACGTTGCCCTTGACATCCAAAATCATTGCTTGGTCATTGGCGGCAAGTGTAACGGCAGAAACCTCATAGAGTTTCACCTCGTTAATTTCACGCCTACCATTTACCATTTCTTTTTGAATGGGTAGAATACCAACAGAGTTTTCGGTAATTACACCGGCTTTAATTAATTCAATGACATCCATACCCAATTGGGTTTTGGCAATCTCGGCTTCAAAGACAAGACCTTTCTCATCTTCCTCTAAATGAACCATTTTCCCGATAGGTTTGTCCATATCGTGTTGGTAAAGGTACTTGACCCTTCTACCGTTTTCGGCAATGGTTTTCTTGTATGCCCCGGATTTAATTATATCATTGTCAGAATCAACGTTGTTGAAAACCGAGGCGTAACCTTTAACGATTCCCGCTTTTTCATCGGCATCAATTATCTCCCCCATTGGGGATTGCTTAAATATAATATTATTCATATTGCAAAGATATTAAATTTCATCAATAACATTTTGTGCGACCATTTCACCGGCTAATCCAAACGCCAAACCTTCAAGTTGTGTTGTAGGTTGTGCATCCGGTTTTGGTATGTGGGCAACCGCACACCGGCAGTTGACAACATTTCTTGCTGATCCCCTTGGATCACCCGGCATCATTAATAGTTCACCACCTACATTGAAATGCTTGTCCATATCTACGACTTGACCATTGGTCATTCGGTGTGCATCACGCTCACGACCATCAATGGAAGTCAACCATTCTTTTTGCAGACCACTCGCACCAAACATATCAAGGGCAGACCTTTCCGCACCAAGATTCGCCGCATAAGTTGCCTCAGTTCGAACAATCCTTTCGGCTTGGTATGCAGATAGTTTATTAAACCTTGAACGTAAAATGCGACCCCTTTGTTCAGCACCTAACGCCATAAATTCCGGGTCTTGCATAAATCGTTGTAAGTTTTTTATTATCTCCGCCTTAGCGGTGCCTTGTAATAATACAATACGTTGACCGGCAACCTTTCTTCCGGCTTCGGCAAAACCCTCACTCCAAACATCATCAAACCCGGAAACATCTTGCCTTTTGGATATTAAGCGATCAAAACTTTTGGCGTACCACTTAGCAAATCGTAACCCGATATTGGAATAAAGTCCAACGTATAGGTTTTCAAGTTCGTTTGATTTGAATAAATTATTGCCACCTCTTGGATTGTTGTCCAATAGAAAACCATCAATGGCGGTTTTGTACTGTTCATTATAATATCGTTTGAATCTCGCAACCTCGGCTTTTTCTCCAATGTCGAGTTGTTGGGAAAATTCTTTTCTCCAAGTTTCCCTATCGAACATATTTTATTCGTTTTCTGATATACGCTTTGCCCAAGATACCATTGCGGCACCACCCCAAAGATTATAGGCAACATATCCCCGGTCTTTCCACGGCTCATCTTTATATTGTGGATCAATCTTTGCGTTGTCTTTGTGCCTTGCTAAAAAGGAGTTGACACGCCTTACCGTGTCCAACGATAATGCCTCACGATTGGCAAGTTGATTGGCTCTCTCCCATCCGACCCTTGTCCCACCTTTGACAACATCACGACCGTATTTCTCACGCCATTCCAACATTCTCTTGGCGTTGTTGGTTGCACCTTGTGGGTAATCGGAATAAGTTTCCGCCTTTTCTGTTTTGCCTTTTGATGATAGTGGGTGTTCCTCCGGTAGTAAATCCGTATCGTATGCCCTTCTCTTGAATTTGCCGGTTCTAAGTGCGTAAAGCAATCCATTGACCCTACCCAATGCCCATTGATCTTCGCTTGATACATTTGGGCGAACAGATGATGGATTTGTGCGATATGCACCAATCCCCCTTACAAATGACCTTGCCAACATTGAATATGTTGCCCTTTTCGCCGGGTTGTCACCATATTCCTCATTGTGGTCTTTTACTTTATTACGCAACGCCGTTTCCATTGCCCCACGGATTTGTGGTGCCTTTTGGATGATTTCTCCCCCATCTTGGTCGGTATCTTCATCATCATCATATCGACTATCAAGTTCGAAATTGTAGTCAAAAGAATCGGCATCCATCTCGCCGTAAAATTCATCAAGGCGATTGTCTTTTGCCGCCTCATATTCCTCGTGGGTTTCAAATGGCATATAAACGGTATAACCATCATAAGTGTGTTCGTGGTAACCTTCACCACCCATTTCGTTTGCTCGTTGTTGTGCCTCACTAATTGTTGTAAAAATGTCGTTCATCCCCGGCACTTGTCTTTTTTCTGCCGGTTCAATTTCTATTGGTTCGGGTGTCATATCGGGCATATCGGAATCACCAAGTGGCAAAAGATTCGCCGGGATGTAGTATTCATCCATTCTTTCGTTCTCCTCATCCTTACCATAAGACATCGCCGCTCGTTTCTCGTTTGGTGTAAGCCACCACGCTTGGGACATCTGAGCGACAACCTTATCGGTTTCCTCTTGCAGTTCCGGGATGGTGGTATAATCAAAATCAATAAACACCTTTTCGCCATACTTGGGCGATAACCAACGATTCAGTTCATCTCTTATTTTCATAAGTTCGGGGATCACCGCATTAGTGTAAAGCATTTTTCTTGCCTCTTTTATATTGTTGTACGTTGCCGATTCAACATTGTTAAGCAACACCGCCGGGACATTGTAAACATTGCAAAGGTCTTTGATGGTGGTGTTGTACTGTTCGATGAGGGAAAGGTCTGCGGCGTTTAGTCCAAAGTTTACCCACGATAACTTCTTGGGGGTAATGATAACATCCCCGGCATTGGTTGAACCTTGATATTGTTGTCTGAATTTTTCCTTGAGTTGTTTGGCTTGTACTTCATTTAAATCCCCTTCCTCTGACATCAACACACCCCTTGCAGTTTGGTTTTGTAGATACTTGACCCCGGTGGTTAGTGCCTCATTGTTGGCATCCATTGAGCGGAGTCCGGCTCTTAGTGGTGACATACCATAAAGGTTTTGTCCTGACCCATCGAAATAGGGATTGAAATCTTTTATGTGGCAGACATCATCGGCATCGATTCTGAATGTGCCATTGTATTCCAAGGTGTAATGATCAACCGGTTTCATAAACCCACCGGAATGGATTTCCATCGATTGACTTGGTAGAACATAAAGTTCGCCATACTTGGATTGGTTTGCACCCCTCTCCGGTGTAATTCCGTAGATGTAACGGTTTCCGGTTAGCTTACCAAACGCAATGACCTCAGTCAAGAATGATGCGTAAGATTGTGCGGGGTTTGGTCGGTTCAATAGTTCGTGGATTTCAGTTCCCTCCAATTCAATCATTTCATTTTTTAAAATGACTTGTGCCTTGTGGGTTGCGTTGGCATCGAATCCGTTTGATGTAAGTGCCTTATATCTTTTGAGGGAGTTTTGACTTTGCACTTCATAGACTTGGAACGGCACGGTTGATGCCGCCTTTGTTATAAGGTTGACAATCGAATAAACGGTTGAGTTGAAACGATAACCCTTGTTGATGTAGGAATCATCGTTTTCGGCACTCGTGATTATTGTATCGCCTAAAAAGTTATAAATCGCCCGATTAAATAGTTGATTTGTGGCTTGACTGTTTTTAGTCACGAGCCTTTTGAAATTATCGAATAGTGATGCCATTAAAGTCTATATTTTTACAAAAATAATAATTAAATAACAAAGAAATCATTTCGCTTACTATATTGGGAATAAACGCCATACCTCAAGCAGTCCATTTGATGGTTTAGGCGGTCAACCGGCTTGTTTATAATTGTGCCATCTTTTAACTGTTCCCAATAGTATCCATTGTATTCCTTGAATATATTTTTTGATTCTTGGCTTACGATAACATCGTATTCCTTGAGTAATGAAATACCGGCGGTGATTGACCCTTGACCTTTGATTGCCGGTTTGCATAATAACCCCGCCCTTCGGAGTTCCTCCCCGGACTTTGGCTCTGCACTATCATAAAACGTTAACACTTGATCATAACCATTAGCCTTGAAATAATCAGCGATGTCACCGTTGGTCATCCCGGTGTTGTACAATATTTCGTGAACATACAATTTATCTGACTTACGGAATATGATTGCCGCCGCCGATGGGTCGTTACTAAATCCAAAGTCCAATCCAATGACCGCCTCAGTATGTAAATCAAATTCCGGGAAATCTTTGTGGGGAATAAAGTTCCAATTGTTGAATATCTGCCGGGCGGAAAACACCGCCTTTTGACCTTCACCAAACACCCTCCAATAATCCGGATCACGCTCACGCATCCTTTCAATCTCATAAACAAGATCATCAGACAAAAACATATTGTCTTTGTATGTGGTGATCCAAGTATCACAATCCTCTCTTGGGATGATGTCATCATATATCCAATGCACCGGGTCGGATGGGTTGAAATCCATAATGATATTGTCGGTGGTACGCATATTGATTTGGCGAAAGTCCTCAAGCAACAATTCGTTTGCCTCGTTCAACACGGCAATGTTTCTTTTACGCCCCCGGATTTTTTGTGGTTCATCTACCGACAAAAATTCGACAAGGTGTTTGCCATACCTAAAAGTGTTCTCAGCTTTATTGTGATTGCCATCGAAATACATTCCGGTCTGTTCTAATATAGAAATAAAGTCCCTTTGAATAGAGCCTTTTAACGCCGGTAATGTTTTTCTTATAAGGGAAATGGTTAGTGGCTCTTTTGCGGTCGTTAGAATGTACGCTACATATTGACAGATGGCGTATGTCTTACCACTTCGTGTCCCTCCTTGTAGGACTTTGAATCTTTTATCTGAATTTATTAAATCGTAGAATTGGCGGTTGCACTTTTGTTCTACTTTTCTTTGTCTGCCGGTTTCCATTCTATTAGTGTAGATTGGACATTTCCTTCGTGGGCAATTTCTTGGCGTTCAATATATCCTCGTTTTTTCCCTTTTGTTTTTAATAGAAATAAAGTTGCTGCCGGGTTGTGATTTTCAACCATCTTATGCAATGCCGATTCAGCAAAATCCAAAACAACATTTTGAACATCCTCAACGTTTTCACGATATTCCTCATCAGCCTCCAACCACCGGTAATGGGTAACCCTATCAATGCCAACCATCTTTGCGGCAGTTGTAACCACACCAAGGGTTTTTTCCAATGCCTCGATCATCGCTCTCTTTTTTATAGCAGTTGCATTTTGTTTCATATTACAAAATTAGTGATATTTTTTGCCATTGATTTTTACCTCAATATTTGGATCAAGTTTTATCATCCGATCAATTATAACTTGACAATATTTTGGATCAAGTTCCATTCCGTAGCATTTGCGTTTTAATTGATGTGCTGCTACCATTGTTGTTCCACCACCCAAAAAACAATCATAAATTATATTATTTTTTTTACTACTATTTTTTAACGCTCTTTCTACAAGTGGAATAGGTTTTTGTGTTGGATGTAGTTTATTTTCTGATTCTTTTTTTAATTCCCATACTGTTTTTTCATCAGTAGCACCAAACCAATTAATTGATTTGCCTTTTTTATACTCATAAATGCAAGGTTCG